AAAGAACTTCTCCATGAGCATTTCAACTATTTGGATATTGAATCTAGAAGAGTTAGTCGAAGAAGTCTATGATTACCTGGTGACCCAGGGTCGCAAAGACATGGCTGAAGACTTTGGTCGCAAGATGATCTTGGACCTGCTAAAAGACGTTACGGTTATCGCGCTTAACGCCAGCCTGATCAACGCCCCAGAAAAGCTACAGTCCATCTGCGATAAGTTTTACACCTACGAGCGCGGGTGTGAAGAGTTCATCAACGAGTTCATTGATGAGGTCTATCTGAAAGTAAGGCACGAGATGCCAGAGCAGATCGCACGATCGAAAAACCTCTACTCGGTGGAGCGTAATGGTTGTAACTTGGAAGTCCACCTGCTGGTCTCTGAGGAGGCCATTGGTTATGGCTTCAACATTGAACCACTCATCGAACTGGTGGTCTGACCATGAAAGAGCATTTTCTATTAGACCCCGACCAATACGTTCGGGATCTGAACATTGTTAGAACCTGGATGCATGACCAAGCTCATGGCCTGGTACTGCGCCGTGGTAAAACGTTTGAGGAGCAGGTAGAGTTCTGTCGTCGTGTGATCGGTAAAGATGGTAAGTTCCCCATCAAGAACCCGTTAGTCACCATCATCGACAAAGACAAACATGGGGATCGGTTCATTCGTCAGGTGGGTTATCTCAACTACCTCAAGAACATCGTTGCCAAAGACCTGATCCAATCCCCGTCCATGACTACCTATGTACGTCCCAACGTACTGCAAAGTGAGATGGGGCTCTACATCAACGGTAACCTGGGGCTGCGTAACGAGGCCAAGGGAGAAGCGCTGCTAGCAGACATGTCAGCCAACGGCTTTGCGGCAGAGATCTACGCACTGATCGGTGATCCAGAAGAGGAAGGATACGTTCCCCCTCCCATGACACCAGCGATTCAGGCAAAGCTTGCAGACTTGGAGATTCGCTTTAAGCAGTTCGATGAAGTCTCCAACATTAAGAACAACGAGCAGACCTCGCACAAGATCTTCAACAATGGGATCTCGGGCATGCAGACCATTGGGTCTACTCCGTTCGTTCTGGTCTCTGCACACTCCTCGTTGACGTCTGGGTGCCGTTCGGCTGTTAGCTATGGTAACGCTACCATTGAACGCTTTGTGGCCGGTAGCCGTCACTACTGGAGCGCTGAGGTTGTCATTGCGCAGATCCTTTCGATCACTCGTGGCACCGACTACGAGAAGTTCGAAGCGGTAATGAAGAAGTACGGACTACACTACCCAACCTACATGGAAACCATGGAGGCTATCAAATACTCAACCGACTTGTACTGGCATCACCAGGACTCGATGGAAGAGATTGGGGAGTTGGTTCAGTGCCTGAGCCCTGCTCAGCGTGCAGCATTCGTCTACACAGGTGACATGTTCCACCTGCGTAAGTTCAACGAAGACTTCATGCGTGGTTACATTGATGAACTGTCTACGGTGGTGCGCGGTGAACACCCAGATCCACTGGCAGGCATCAAGAACGTTAAAGGCGATCACAAAGCACTGGCATTAATTTTGTGCGCTGAGGTTACCGCCGGTAAGTCGTTGCACGACCTGATCAAAGAACAGGATCTGCCTGCACTCTCTATGGTTTGTTTGACGTTCGAACACATCATGGATACGCTGGATAAGTACCACGATCTGATTGGTGCAATGTGGACCACGCTCAACGTTCCACCTAACATCAGCCGCACTCGGGATATCCGTCGTCGCTCGGTGGTAGGCTCCGATACTGACTCCTGCCTGTTTACAGTGCGTGAGTGGGTCAAGTGGAAGAACGGCAAGGCAGACTTCGATGCACCTTGTCAGGCTACCTGGCACACGGTCGTATTCCTAGCCTGTCAAGTGGTAACCCACAACCTGGCCTGTTTGTCTGCCGGTATGGGTGTGCGTGGCGAAGACGTTAAGAAACTGGCAATGAAAAACGAGTTTGCGTTCTCGTACTTCGGGTTGACTAACATCGCCAAGCATTACACTGCCTCCATGATTGCAAAAGAAGGTGGGGTATACAAGAAGGCGAAGAAGGAAATCAAAGGGGTGCAGTTCAAGGACTCCAACTCAGCGCCTGAGGTTATCTCTGAGTCGAACGATTACATCGAATCGATTATGAACCAGATCTACGATAAGGGTTCGTTTGAAGTCATGCCGATCTTTAAGGCCATGGCCCATACCGAACATGAGGTGCTAGAGTCCATCCGTAAAGGGGATACTCGTTACCTGAAGTCGGCCTATGTACGTCCAAAAGAAGACTACAAGAAACCGATGTCGTCGAACTACTTCTACTACGAAGTGTGGCAGAAGGCGTTCTCGCACAAGTATGGTAACTCACCTTCGCTGCCGTATCGTGCTGTAAAGATTCAGGTTGATCTACCTAACAAGACGGCTATCCGTAACTGGGTAGAAAGCATTCAAGACCCAATCATGCGAGCGGCTCTGGATGAAATCTATGTGAAGGGAGATGGCGGTGGAGCAGACGATGATGACCTTGCCCCAGGTGAAGTTCCTGCCGAGGGTAAGGACGTTGAAGTAATCGCGGATGAATCAGGTATCAATGGTCCAGAAGCTAAGGCTGCAGCGGACGCTGCGAGTGGACCCAAACCTAAGACCTCCGTTAAGTCGTTCTTGATGCCGTTGGATTTGGTTAGACAACATGGTATCCCGGAAGAGATCCTACAAGTCGCCAACCTGCGTCGTCAGGTCCACGCTACGGTTAGTCCATTCTACCTCACGGCGGAGACGTTGGGCTTTCCAATGATTAACAACCGTCTGACCAACATGCTGCACGATACGCTTTAAACAATCTTCAGCCCTGAATTATCCTAGTGAGAATGGACAATTCAAGTTCTGAATGGCTGTTCGAATAACGTAACGGAGTATTAACAATGGATAATTACTATCACTTTAGCGACATAAAACAACTTCTCATCAGCCAATCATTGGATGGTGAACGCACCCCCATATTCAAGGTCATCCTTGAAGAGGGGGCAGTCCCCGCACTAATGGTTGACGTGGCCAACAATCGTGCCCAGCATCTTTATGTCCACGGCATCAACCAGAAGTATGCCTACCTCCCCACGCCGAACGAGGATGACAAAGACGCTTATCGCGAGGTGGCTTCTGATCATCTGAAGTTCAAGACAGCGAAGGTGACTGCATGAGGGCGTTACTGGTCTTCATCGAGTTAGTCATCAGGTCTGGCATTCTGCTAGGCAAGATCATCCTGGTTGGCCTCGGTGTAGCCGCAGTCGTTGCTGTGCTCACAAACCCTTCCCTGTTAGGCGGCATCGCTTTGGTACTTTGTGTACTGGGGCTCGGCTGGGTCTTGTACGACCACCTAAAAAAGAAATAGCGGCATAGCTGCCTGTCCCCGCAAAGGGACAGGCAGTGCTTTATGCGTAGGTTTGATCAATCAACGCAGCTAGCTTTATTTCAACATCTTTGGCCTGCCCTGAACTCAAGGCAGCCCTTAGGCCATTATCTCCCAGCATCCGGTTGATCACACGACGAATGTCATTGACTGGATACTGAGTAGCTCTACCCGGTTCTACCTTAGCCAGGGCGAACAGGTAACGAATCAAGTTGTACCGGCTAAGGATCAACGCCCAGGTGATTTGCCGCGTTGGAGCCACCTGTGGAATCCTGCAGGCCACCCCCAGCGTAGGCATCATGGGTACCGGCAATGTTCCCAACAGGTATTCAAAGGTCACATTGTTGCGCGACAGCATTAATCGGGTAAAGGATTCATAGATACTTTGACCACTTTGCGTTCTGTCCGAAAAAGCTTTGCTCAATCGGTGGAACGAATCGTTAACCGGTAGTCCTTCAGCGATGGCACAGCAGCGGTTCATCAGTGCGATTGCGTACTGACTGTGCTTAAGCTTGGGCAGTACATGCATCCCCACAAAGATCTGCGGTGTACGCTTATCGTCCCCACCTGGCATGGCTAACTGCTCTTTCATCCAAAGGGTGAACTGGAGCATCAGCAATCCAAGGTCAATCTCGATGACATCAATCCCCAAACCGATCAGGGCTTCAGCTTCTGCTGGACAACCCATGGTCAGGTTGGTGGAGTCATGGCTGATATACCGGATTGCGATCATGTCGGTGTAAGGCGTTGTGCGAGTGACTCCAGTACGCATAGGCGATTCACCAATCAGGTAGATCGTCTTGCTACCGTTGTCACCAATGTGTAACCGACCGGTGTTGGATTCGGTCGTGTAACCAAACGTGGCGGCAATCTCATTGGCGAGAAACCCTGCACGTCTGTAGATGTCTTCTACCGAGCGACTTAGGTCGTAACCCAGCTTCTGGGACAAGGTAGTCAGCATGCTCACCATCCAATGGTCAGCCGCTACGAAAGAGATGTCACGGTTACGCCAGTCAATGTAGCTTCGGATGTCCAACTCAAAGTTACTAATGAACTGATTGGACGCACCCACAGGAGTGGGCTTTACGTCCTCCTGCAGTGTTCCGCCAATAAGGTCGAACATCGTAAATGTCCTTTTAAGGGATGTGTATTGGAAGTCAAAAGATAGACCAGTGCATTATTTCTGCAAGGGTGTCACTATGCTATAGCTGAAAAGCAAATGCCCTCCAAGGCACAAATGCTCTTTGCCGCCAATTTCAAATAATGCCTTGAAATAAACTGGGTTGAGAACGAAACTATTAAGGGGAATGAATCTCTTAATGGATTAGATCATGGCGAAAATCATCGCAGTTTATTGCATCACTTCGCCTACAGCTAGAGTTTTCTACGTGGGCTCAACGGAACACCTTGACCGCCGGGTAAGGGCTCATTTGTCAAAGCTTGGTCGCGGAGTTCACCACTCTAAGAAACTCCAAGCTGCGTGGGATGAGCATCACGATGTTTGCCTTACCAACTACGTCGAGTGCAGTACAATTGAGGAAGCCCAAAGTCTTGAGCTTCATCTCCTAGGTCTCTTCCACGGAAGCGAACTAACCTGCAACGTGACCACCTCGCTGCGTGGCGCGGCTAAGGGTTTCAAGTTCTCCGAGGAAACCAAGGAGAAGATGTCTTCAAGAATGAAAGGCCAGGGTAATCCAATGCACGGCCGTAAGCATTCCGAAGAAACTCGGGCCAAAATGCGTGAGGCCTACAAACCAGTGGTTGACCTGAGCGCGTTTGTAGCGCGTGTTAGCAAGGCCGTTGAGATTGATGGAATAAAGTACACTTCAGTTACCGATGCTTCTAGGGCAACTGGGATTGATCGTGCAAACATTCGTAAAAGAATAGCCAGTGATAACCCTAGGCATTCTGGGTATAGGTGGGTGCTTGAATCAAATGATTCTGAGAACTAAACTATAAACATGAATACACTCAGAGTTAGGTGTTTCATTGGCCAATTATAACTCGCTCAAGGAGACGGTCTAATGCCCGTTGAAAGAAAGCCCACCGGTAAGGGTACCTCGATGGCCGACGCCTTTGTAAAGGCAGGCGTATCGATCCCCCCAACCGCTGAGGTTGTCGAACCTAAAGCGTCTTCCGCCAAGGTGGAGCAACCAGCAGTAGAACCTGAGCCTATTAAGGCACAGCCAGAAGTACGACGTCAGCCAGTCCAGCAACGCGAAGCAGTCGTCGAAACCATTAGCCATGTACAAAAGGACAACGTAACAATGAGCCAGACCTCCCAAGACTTCGCCAACGATCGCCGTCAGCCAGGCACGTTCAGCACCATGAACGAGCAGGGCAATAGCCGTATTCGTCCCCTGTCCCGTTCGTCGGGTTCGGTACGTGCGAAAGAACTGGAAGCAGCCATCATCAAAGAGCTCAACAGCTCGCTGAACAAAGATGGCGTGTCGACCTTCAGCACCCAGGTTCTCGATGCCGGCCAACTCGGCCTGCCGACCTCCGTGGTCATGGTGATGATGGCAGTCAAATCGGAAGGCACCACCTTCCTGTCGGCCTACTCGATCCTGATCGACACCGCCGACATGCGCCTGCCGAACCGTATCGACAAAGTCGAAGGCCGTCCGTACGAGACCCCGACTGTACCGGGCGATATCTACAACTCGAACGAGTACATCACTCGTGCCACCGAGCTGGTCAAGATCCCTCGCCAGAACGAGAAAGTTCACCTGATCGACGCTGGTTGCACCGTATTCCCGGTCGGCTACAGCATCGAACAAATGGGCGTCCACGGCCTGCTGTACAAAGCCACCCTGGCCATGTACAACACCATGAACAACCACGTAGAACTGGACAGCACCCCAGCTTACACCCTGGTCGGCCGCAACACCTCGCAGGAACAACTGGTCGGTCGTCTGACCTTCGCCGGTGAGAAGTACATGGACGAAGTGGGTCACCCACAGCGTCACGACGTCATCATCGAAATGGAATCCACGCGCCAGCAACAAGGCCGCGAGTTCCTGACGAGCAACACCAACATCACCAAGGTTGCCGGTTACGTGGAGCCTGTGTACGCACAGCCTAACACCGACCCAAGCCAGGCGATGAACAACCAGAAGTTCTACGCTCAGTTCGTCATGACTCAACTCGCCACCGGCTACGACGCCATGGACGTTGAAATGACCCTGCTGGCACTGGTGACTGCATCCATGTTGCAAGTGCAAAACGGCTGGGCTGATGCCTTCCGTCCGCGCTACAACACCATGGGCAAGGAAATCGACTACCGCGATATCGGCGGTCTGGGCTACTGCGGCGACGCGGCTGCCAAGCTGGATTCCAAGTCCGAAGGCTTCAAGGCCAACTTCCCGAACTTCATGCGCGAATACTTCCGCTTGAACCAGGGTATCATCTTCGCAATGGACATTCCTGAAGTCGGCCCAGACGCCTTCGTCATGGACATCTTCCGCGCGGCTGGTAGCAACAACGGTAACGCGATCACCGCTCTGGTGAAAGCTGCCGACAACCTGACTGGCAACCTGTTCAGCACCAAGGCCAATGCCATCGGCGCGTTCCCGATGATCGTCGACACCGGTAACCGTATCCACAACGGCTACTACGTGACCACCGAAGGCGAGATGCGCGATATCCGCGACATCGACCTGCTGGCTGTTGCGAACGTGTACGGCAAGTCCAACCCGCAAGCGATCATGACCTACGCCGAAAGCTACTCGCCGAACGTGGCGGCGCAGCCGATCCGTATGTCGAACCGCTACCAGATCATCGACGACGTTCTGAACGGCCGTCAAGTGATCACCGGTTACAGCGGTCGCTACATCATCCACCCGAAATTCCTGGCTGTCCTGACCGACGCTTGCCGCGAAGTGGGCCTGGTTGTAAACCCTGCGAACATGGTTCATGGTCTGGGTTCGGGTTCGGTTATCGGCGGCTACGACTACGGCGCATTCGCTGCTGGTCAAGCTGGTCAGTCGGTATTCGGTGGTGGTTCTTCGGCCGGCAACCAACAGGGTTTCAATGGCCGTAGCCGCTGGTAAGTAAAAGGCAAGGGCATTCTCGAAGGGCCAACCTAGAGAGTGTCCAAGCAAAAGAATCCGAAGTTGGATGACCTAAAACAATCTGCGTCGTTACACGGAGCTGGCTCTCCATTGGGTAAACCATCCGGCAACGGTAGGACACAGCAAATGCCTCCTGGTCGTAGACTGGGAAAAGATGGGGCAGGCTGCCCTGCGAGTGTCCGGGTGATAGCCCCTCGTAAGAGGGGCATTACTTATGCCCTTATTTACTTTTTTGCCGGAGGATTTAAAGGTGGGATTAGTCGCCTTCATTCCAGATCACAAAGAGATCATGGAACTGTTAGATTCACCTCCACTCATTGTCAACGACCTTAAGCTCGACTTCGGGACTAAGGAGGGCAAAGACCGGCTAGCGATGTATCTGTCTTACCAGTTCGATGGTGACTCCATCCCAACTGTGCCAACCTGTCTGGGTGGACACATCGGTGGTGAAGCTATTCTGGGTGAGATGTGTCCAACGTGTAGCACTCGTGTTACTAACCTGGTTGACCGTGCAGTAGAAACCGGTGTGTGGATTGCTCCGCCTACTGGTGTAAATGGTTTTATCCATCCTGAGATCTGGAACATCCTCTCTCCGCGGTTGACTCCGCTGAAGTCGTTCTCCATGATGTCCTGGGTGTGTGACCCGAACTACAGCGAAACACTTCCAGCTTACGCTGCAATTCTGGAGGAGTACAAGCGGGTACACAAACGTGGTCTTAACTACGTGCTGGAAAACTTTGATGACGTTATCCACTTCATCATGTCTTCCAAGTTGTGCAACAAACTGTCTTTACAAGACAAGGCTGACATCCAACTGTTCTTGATTCAAAACCGGGACAAGGTGGTGCAACAGTACCTACCTCTACCTAGTGCAATCTTCGTAGTTTCTGAAAAGACTGCGATGGGTACTTATGCGGATGAGAAAACCACAGCACTGCTGGACGCCGTCTACATGGTGACCAGTACCTACGGTTCTCCAATCGCACTGACCCAGCGGCAACGTGAGTCGCACGCTGCCCGATTTATCTCGTCGGTCGGTAGCTGCTACCAAAACATCTGCACCAAGTTCATCGGCGGCAAGTATGGACTGGTGCGTCGTCAGCAGATTGGTTCGCGCCTGCACTTCTCAGGCCGAGCTGTAATTACTTCTCTGAGTGATAGCCATCACTACGAGGAGCTGCATGTTCCTTGGGCTTTCGCAGTCCAAATCATGGAACCACACCTGTGTGCCAAACTGACACGTCGTGGTTTCTCGGTAGACGAAGCGTACGCATTCCTCGAAGACCACACGCTCAACTGGAACCCGTTGCTGCGTGAGCTGTTCGATGAGCTGATTGCTGAATCTCCACCACTGGAAGGTTTCCCAGAAGGGATCTTCCAAGACCTCGACGAAGACCCCACACTTCTTCGTGGCATTCCATGCATACTGCAGCGTAACCCATCTCTGACCCGTGGCTCGGCTCAGTGCTTGCGTATCACCACGATCAAAGACGACATCGACGACTTCACAATCTCGTTGTCCAATATGATTCTGGTTGCGTACAACGCTGACTTCGACGGCGATGAGTTGAACTTGCTGCTGTGCTTGGATAAGAAGATGCTGAAGGCCTTTGGTCGTCTGCGTCCTCACCTGGGTATGCGTTCGCTGCGAGAGCCTCGTACTCTCTCAGACAACCAAAAGATCCATGCACCGGTTGCCGCCACTTGGGCGCACTACGTGCATCACTCTGAACATACAACGCATTAAGGAATCGTTATGTCTAACGAAGCTGTTGTAGCACCCAACCTGTTACACATTGTCCAAGGCTCGCAGGCGGAACAAGATCCTGCACTGGCTGGCATGATCGACCAGGAAACCGCAGTCACCACTTTGGTGGATGGCATCGTGGGTGGGTTGCTGGAATGCCTCGGCATGGCTCACGTTGTAAAGCTTGCCGAGCATGCCAGTCAGCAGACTGAACCTGACCACGGTAAAATCCGACTGGCTCGGGTTAAAATGGTAGAGGGAATGCTGGAGCTGATCGAAGCGAGTGGTACTCGTGATCTGATCGACGACCAGTATTCAGAAGACGGCGGGGTATCCCCTGTCACGCTCCTGGAAGAATTCATCTCCCTCTACCAACCCCAAGCCGAGGAAGTCCCGAATGAGCAATCTGTCTAAGTACAACAAGCTGCATGCCCTGGTCAGCACCATCGACGTTGAGCTGGAAAGTTCTCGTAACGGCCCTGTTCCCGATGAGAACCGCATTGTAGCGGCTCTGGGTGGCGCAGTAATGACTCTGGGCCTGCAACTGGTTGAATTAGCTGACCAGGAGCTGAGTGAGGAACAGACAGTGGCACTGCTTGACATGAGTCTGCCACTGGCATCGGCAACAGTTCAAGGTTGGATCACGGCCGCCCCCATCGCCCGTGCAATCGCAGAAACTGTCGGCGTTGACTTCATCGCTGACGTGGATGTCGACATCGCCGATATCGAGCTGTTCAAAGACGGCCTCGCTCAACTTCCCGACTACATCGCGGATCGCAAGCGTGGCAAACCGGAACCTATTACAGCAGGTGAATAATGAACCCTATCATCTACGGTGATGATAGCGTCGTTGCGGAACTGACTTACGGTAGTCGCACTGACGCACTGATTCAGGACCTGAGAAACAATCTTCAGATCCAGAATCCTTTACTCACTGATCAGGGTAGACTGTACGCTCAACGTTCGGCCCAGGTGTTTGAACAGGTATCTGGGTGGGACGTAGTTCGCAATGCTCGTAAGGCTGTTCAAGCGGTGGGTAGTTACATCCATACCACCGACATTGTTCCACTGACAACAGTTGAGCAATTGCAAACAGCGAATCCGCGCATGCAGCGCTGGATCATGGCAGACGTTGATGTACGCAAGTTCTTCAACGAAGGTCGCATCGATGGTTATTCTGATGTGTACGTGGACATCCAACCGGGTGCTTACGGGCGTGATCATTACGACTGGCGCTGTGCAAGCCATGGTGTTGTGAATACCACAGAGACCGAAGAATCTGTCAAGTACGAAGTTGTTCAGTACAAGATGGATTTGGCCTCGTGGGATGAGCCACTGCTACCTCGTGGACGGTTGGATATCAAGTACACGCAAATGAACGCACGCAGTATGCTGCTCGAAGGCGCGGACGACTTCTCCAATCCGTACGGTGGAAAAATCTAAGCTCTTCTTCACCGGCAAGGGCGGTGTCGGCAAAACCTCGGTCGCGTGCGCGACAGCCCTCGAGCTTGCTGCTCGTGGCAAGCGCGTGCTGCTGGTGAGCACCGACCCGGCGTCGAATATCGGACAGGTCTTCGACATCACGATCGGTAACACGATCACCGAGATCCCTGCGGTTGCTGGGCTCTCAGCGTTGGAGATCGACCCTGAACAAGCCGCCGACGCCTACCGTGAGCGGATCATCGCACCCGTGCGCGGGCTGCTGCCCGATAT